TTTAGCACTTTGCACATCGCCTGTTACTTTTGCTGGCTGTTCCCAAGCAGGAGTTCCTGTGGCTTTTTCCCACGGTGGGGATTTGTCTTCTGTGGTGTCAGCAGACTTGAGTTGGCTTTTTGCTTTGATTGAGTCCATAAGTGAACTTTGGGGTCGGTTGTACCCTGTCCCTTCGTCCCCACCTTCATCAGTAATGCGCATAGTTTCAATGTTATACTCCAAATCAATTTTTTGACCAACGCCGGTCGAGCTTCGAGATTTCATACACTGGATCTGATACTTGCCACGTTCTTTCATAGCACGTGAAGTAAAGATACCAAACACATTATCTGCTGTGTTAATTTTACTGATACCGCCTGAAATATGACTGTGGTCAAATTCAATCTCTTCAACAGCACTACGATTTAACTGCGATGCAGTAACCATCAGCACACCCAGTTCCTTGGCTAAGTTACGCAGTTCTTCTGAAACATACTTGTCTTTAACAAACAAGTCGTTGGGGCTAACTTTAGCACTAACTGGCATTAGCAAGTCCAAATAGTCAATCATCAGGAAGTCTACTCGGATCCCTGTTTGGATCTGTACTTCTTTGATATAACTACGGATGTCGTTAATGTTGCTTTGCGCCGGTAATGCCTTAACACGATACTGGCCAGACTTCTTAGCAACTAGTTTAACTTTGAGTTCAGTTGTGTCAATGTCTTTACGGATATCCTTTGTTGACATATTGGTCAACATAGCATCTGTACGTAAACTGGTAAGTTCTTCACTGAGTTCTAGTGTAACGTACACACCACTAAGTCCTTGCTGTAGCCAGTTCAACGCAATGTTCATCATTACTAAACTTTTACCCGAACCAGATCCGCCTGCAAAGATGTTCAGTTCACCACGACTGAATCCACCATACAACAGCCGGTCTAGTTGTGGCCATCCTGTGCTTACTTGGCCGCCTGAGTTAAAGTATCGGTTGATACGACTCGCAGGATCAGCAAAGTAATCTGTGCCCATGTCTTTTGTAAGAGATATCTGTACTGCGTCTTTGATCAGTTTCTCAACTGGCTCAAACTCTCCCTTTTCTAACAAGTCTGCACTTTTAAGAATAGCACGTTCAAGTTCTTGACGCTTGGTAAAGCCTTCAAACTCGGTCATGAACCAATCAAAGTGTCCTTCGTTCAAATCTGGCACAGGTTGCAGTTTGATTCCTGTAGTTGCACTAATCTGCAACTTGTCAGGCATAGTTTTATGCTTGTCCGTGTGCTCTTTAATGAACTCAGCCGCCGGCTGCAGGCTCCGGTCAAAGTTTTGTGGATTATAAATGTTTTGAACACGCACATAACTGCTGGCGTCTTCCAACATCATTTCTAAGAATAATCTCTGGACTTCTAATCCATAATCTTTTAACATTGTTTAATAGTACTTTCCAATTTGCAAACTTTTTTTCCAACTTGTGTTTCTTCTCTGATCAATTTGATTCAACCCTTGTATCCAATTATCATTGTGACTATTCATTGTAGATTTTAAAATTTTTACAAGTCCACTAAACTGATCAATTGAGGACAGTGCAGACATTGCTTCCTGTTTTATATTTGGCAAAAGATCAGTTACATTATAATTATATGCGAGTTGCCAACAAAAGTCACTACTATCGCCTTCTCTATTTGTAGATAAATTTTCCATAAACCATTCATATACCAGTGGCATTTCAAGTACATTATAATTTCCCACAGTTACGTTAAACCCAAACATGATATTTCCAGGTAATTCTTTACGCATACGGTTGATATTATTAACTAACGTATCCCATTTTCCAGGGTGTCTGACATACTCAAATGCTGTATCAGTTGCGTCTACACTAAAGAACAATTTTACTAATTTTGTTTTTTCCCACAAATTAATTATGTCTAGACTAGGATACACCGTTCCGTTTGTGTTATAACTCACAAAAGCATTTGATAAATCAATACTCTTTAGTATATTAAATTGATCATTGTTAAGCATTGGCTCGCCGCCGTTAAAATGTATTTTTTTAACATTAGTTAGATCTAAATAATCAAATAACTTATTTTGCTTTTGAAATTTTCTACCCATTGCCGATAACGATTTTTGTGATATATTAAGTTCTGTCGCCCATGTGCTAGAGTTCTGTGGGCCACACATGATGCAACCTAAATTACATGCCCATGTTGCACTGTGATCAACACTTTCTAATATCACTGTGTCGGATTCAGTTGGCAGTTCAAAAAATTCTATAGCACTTAATCTTCTACTTTTCTTGCCAGCATTTTCATCTTGCCAGCATCTCGAACAGGCCAGTGGCTTTTTTCCATCTGCAAATTGTTGCCTAATTGACTGCAAGTACTCGTTTGTATTAAAATTAAAATTTTCAACTGGCACTGTTTGTATAGTTGCCTGACAACAAGGTGCAACTTGAAGTTGATTGTCATTATGCCGGTCAACATATAAACTACGATAAACTTCCGGACACCAGTTGTTATATTCGTTTGACAAGTTGTCGTTTCCTTAGTTCTATTTTGATCTTACTGGTTTCTTTTGCTTGCATAATAGTTAGCAAAGTTGTCAACTTGCCCCAGAGTTTCACAGCATCGTTGATATCTTTAACGCCGGGTGGCCAGTCCGGAATGCTTACACTCCATCCCAGTTCCACAGCACGATCGATTAATGCCACGCCTGCCTTGTCTTGATCTGGGACCACAACGACATTGCGTCCTAGGCTACGTATTAGTCTTGCTTGATCATCACTGATTTCGTTGTGCATCACAGCCACACCACTTATACTGAGTGCGTCAAAGATACCTTCTGTCACAATTACATTTTGCCATCCTGCTTGCTGTAGATCTATGCCAAACACGTAGCCCTTCTGCATGTCGTTAATGTACCGTGGATTGCGATCATCCAGGAAACGTATGGTACTACCTACCACTTGATTGTTGTATGTAAACGGAACCACTACACTAGGACGAGTTGGGTTTGCGGCCGATACCATAACAGGATAGTCTTCTGGCACATGTCTGTTCCTGAGATATGCCCAATGCTCAGATCGGTCTGGTGTTACAAAATCCACAAATGGCGGCAACTCTGCTTCGTTAAACTCAATCGGTGCAAGATTATTCCAAACACGCTGACGATCTTCAATCATGCCTTCCATGCTACGATGTCGCATGCTTTCAAGATTGATCTGATTGATATCGTTTTCAGGAACGCCTATCCATTCCAGCAAGCGTCGTGCTTTGAATCCGATATTGCGTCCAAGAATAAAACTTGCAGTATAGCCACAGTTAAAACAATGATAACTCCAGCCCTGGTCAGACAGTTTGATACCACCACGTCCACGACGATCGGGTGTGTTGCCAGTGTGTACGCAACAAGGTGCGTTGAAGGAAATCCACCCAGAACTAGACTGTTTTCTTTTGCCTGGTAAAAATGCCAACACGTCGATCATGTTACTATTGTAACATGTTTTTTAAGACAATGCAACTTGTTTTGGCTTAACGATACTTCAAGTTTACCACACGTCCGGTGGAAACAAGCACCTGTACTGACTGCATGGTAGGAGGAACTGGACGGTATCCGGAACCACCGGATATCAAGGTAATGCCACTGATTGAACTGCCTGATATACTGGCAGTGGCCACAGCACCTGCGCCTTCGCCCACGAACTCAATCAGTGGCGGAGCCAAATAACCAAACCCTGGATTAGAAACAGTGACTCCTGTGACAATGCCATTGGCCACAGTGGCAGTGGCCTGTCCCGGATTGCCCATTGCTTGACCATTTGTACCGGTGGTGTATATGCTGTTGTTGAAACACAAACGCAACAACGGATGCCATCCAATCACGTTCATGTAAATGGTTTCAGTTCTGTTATAGTACTGTGTAGATTCTGTAACATTGTACCAGATACTTTGATAGTTTTCTGCGGCCTGGGCCTTGATTGTACCTGTGTAGCCAAGCAAGTCCATCTGTATTGTGGTTACCGCACCCACTGGTTCTATGAAACTGCTGTAGAATTCAGTTGGTTGGTAAGGACTGTAGTTGTTGATTGAGCTGCCGGCATTTAGTGCCCAGTCGGGGTATACACTACTGCTGGACCCACCATAACTGACCTGAGCTGTGATTTCTGTTGTGGGAATTGTCAAATTGGCACTGGGCACGTACTGAGGATACACACTGTCTACTACGTCAAGCGGAGCACGGGCACCTGATTGTGCGTCTGTGTACACTGCTTCTATTAGATTGCCGCTGGCTCGCATGATGCTGTAGGCAGCGGGCTGTGCCAGCACTGTGTCAAGTTCTGCAGTGGTCAGTGTTACTTTGGCACGACCATACTGTGCATTGATAACAACCATTTCTTTTTGAACCAATAACGCATCACCATTTTGGCTAACTATTCTAAATGTCAGTGTGCTGCCTGTGATATTCACAGGCTTTTCGTCTTGATTGATGAACTCAAACAAGATCACATTGTCAACACCTTTGTTAATTGTTAGTTTTTTAGCATACACAGGATTGTACCTCAAATTGAAATAAGCACCACTGGTGTCGACTACAATAACTCGAGTTACTTGTTGGTAAAGGTAAGCAGTGGTTGAATACATATGGATGTATTTAGCGACAAAAGATAACCTTTAAATTTAGCCAAA